CCCCCCGTGAAGTCTTCTGTGAGGGAGTGAGTACGTATGCGATATTCCCATTTATATTGCCAGCCTATTTTTGAAACCTACATAACTAAACATAAGTGATATGAAGAAACTATTATTATTAGGATTGCTTTTAGTAGGTTGTACTGCTAAGACTGAGGAGAAGGTAAACACCTTTTATTATATTGATCCTCTAGCTTTAGAATACGTATTAGACTTCCAGAGGGATGTTAAGAGTATAGGCTTAGAGCTACAGAATGATAATAAGAGCTTCAGTGTTATTATAGGTAGGTTACCGATTAGGGTAGCTGGTATAGCTATAGGTATGATGAATGACAAGGCTGTTAACGTAGTATTAAACATAGAGGTATGGAATAGGTGCAGTAAGGCTGAGAAGAAGGCTCTAGTGTATCACGAATTAGCTCATGACGTGTTTGGGTTAGAGCATGGTACTTGTGATCTTATGAGAGGTAGCTTAAGACCTATTACTGATGAAATGGTTAAAGAGTTATTAGACACCTTAACTAAACAACAAAACAAATAATGGATTATTATTATAGCTTTGATGATGACACTCCTGGTGACATAGTAGAAGCTTTAAATGAAGATAAGAGTATTATACTTTGGGACATTAACGTAGACGGTTCTGGAGTAATGATTAAGATTGATTACAAAGGTCTACACATAAAGCAAGTAAAGAATGGAAACGTTATTAAAGGAATTGATAGCTGAGGTACGAGAGCTTAACAAGCGGATCGGTGCTAACGGCTATAACGCATTTATAGGTGCGGAGACAAGCTTAATCTCTAGTATGGAGGAAATGTCTATTAAGTTGAAGAGACTTAATCAGACGGTATCCAGTAATCCTATTACACTAGAAAAGCATAAACGTATAAACAATTTATAATATGAAGAAAGTATTTAACTGTGCAGCTTATGCTAAGAAGCATGCTGAACTAACTGGAATGCATATAGAAGAGGTTGACGGGCAGTATATAGTGTTCACTAAACAACCCTCTGTAGACACAACAGCGGATATTACAGTAGTATATGAGGAGGTAGAAAAAGTTTCTGCCCCAAAGAAAGAAAAGAAGAAACAAACTAAAACTAATTAATTATGGCTTTATTAAATGGAAATGCCTTAACACTGGCAATCGATAGTACAGCTGGAGGAGAACAAGTATTTGCTCACTCTATCTCTGCTTCTTTAAGTGTAAACAACTCTCTTATTGATGTTACTTCTGTAGATAGTAACTCTTTCGAGGAAATGATTTCTGGTCGTAAGTCTTTCAGTATCTCTACTGACGGTCTTGCTGACTTTGACGATGTATCTGGTGCAAAAGCTACAGAGCAGTTCTCTGACCTAGCTTTAGCTGGAACTAAAGTATTCTTTATGTTTACTCGTCCTGATGCTGGCTTATCTGCTGGTGACCTTATGGGATGGAGTGGAGCTGCATTCATCGAGTCTTTCGAGGTGTCTCGCTCTGCTGATGACAACATCACTTATTCTTGCTCTTTAAAAGGAAGTGGTGAACTATCTAAGGTAGTTAAGAGCTAAAGAGTCTGACTGGACTATAATAGTCAATACTAGGGGTGTGGACGTAGAGAATATTCTGCACCTCAACTAACAATTAAAGATAGATAGAATGGAACAAAATGGATATTATACGCTACCTAACGGACAGAAGATGCACTTTAGCATCAATGCTTGGTTTAACCTAGAGAAAGACGCTGGATTCAGTCCACAGACTTATCTGGAGGAATTTGGGTTAGAGGCTTCGGCTGCAGAACCTAATGAGTTTAGACTACTAGACCTACTAACAGACCTAGTATACGCATCTTGCAAGGCATATGACCAAGAGGAAGGTAATGAAATAACGTACAACAGATTTAAGATAAGAGATGTTTTGATCCAATTAGATGGAGAACAACTTGCTAATCTTAATAACACCATGCTAACCAACTCAACTATTGAGACTAGCCTGGGAAAGCGGACGGTGGCGAAGTAGTCACCGATGAGGAAGTAAAGATATATACCGTAAGGGAACTAGAAGAGCTGTGTATTATAGACTCTCTTATAGATCCTGAAAAATTTTGGACGCTAACGCTTAGGCAGATCAAATTGTTGATGTTGTCAAGAGAAAAAGCTATATACTTAGAGTGGGAGAAGAACAGAAGTTTGGAGTTCACTATGTATAATACCACATTTGCTGGTATGTCTGGGAAGAAGGTATTCGATAAGGTTAGAAAGCCTAGGGATCTATACACTCTACCAACCGACTCCCTATATGCCAAGCCTCAGAAGGTGGACATGGTGCAAGCTGCTGCTGACGTAGAACGCATGAAAAAACACTTCAAATGGCAAAAGGATTCAATAAAACACAATTAAAGATAGTTAACTCTAGATTACAAGCGTTAGCTAACTTACCTGATACCGATGTCCCTAAGACACTTAAAAAGGTTTCAGAGGAAATAGCTAAGGATGTTGAGGCTGCTGCTCCAGTTAGGAGTGGTAACCTCAGACGTTCTGTATACCAGAAATCTGGTGATGAGACAGCTAAAGTATGGGTTGATACAACATTAACAGAAACAAGAAAAAGTTCTAGACACTTTAATTACGGATACACAGTAGAGCATGGTAGAGCTGGTCGATACAAGACCACTCCCTACTTCTATGACGTAGCTATGCGTAGTTTGGGTAAACTAGTTACATATATCAATAACGCAGTAAGAGATGCTGCCATAAAAGGAAAATAGAATGGCGGCAACTAAACAAGAATTATCGTTAGAGTTAACGGTACGCTCAGAAGGCTTTAAAGCTAAATTACTGGAAGCACAAGCAGACTTACTTAGATTACAACAGAAGTCTCTAGGTGCTGGGAAAGCTAGTGAAAAACTGGCTAAAGACATTACAAAGGCTAAGATAGCTGTAAAGATGGCTCGTAATGAGTACAATCTTGCAACTAATGCCCTTAAACAGCACTCTATACAGGCTAACAAGACTAGTGTGGCTGTAACTAAGCTAGGTAAGAACCAGAAGCGTTCTAACATGGCTATGACTCAAGCAGCTTACGCTATTGACGATATGCAGTACGGATTCCAAGGAGTACAGAATAACATCCAGGCGATGGCTGTATCTATGGGAGCTAGTGGACCTTTAGTAATTGGTCTTACATTAGTAACTGTTGCTGTAGGAGTTCTATATAAAAGATTTCAGAAGGCTCAAAAGGAAGCTAAGGCTTTACAAGATGCGCTGAATGAGAAGCAGGGTTTGATGGCTACAATGCTTAGACACGCTGAGGTGGTAGATACTGCCGACAAGAATACTAAAGCTTACAAAGACTCATTAAAGGCTCTTAAAGACAAGGGTTACGACCCATTAACAATGTCTACTGCTAAGTATATTGATATGCTTAAAAAGCAGATGCTCGTAGAAGCTAAGCTAGAGGCTAACAAAACAGTTCTTCAGGATGCTCTTAGAGAGCGTATGGAACTGGAAGAGGACGCTGTGAAGGCTCAGAAGAAGAATGAGAACATGATCAGAAACGTTGGAGCTGACTCTCCTTACGTTAAAGGCTTATTAGGAACTGCTAACGCTGCTGAGAAAGCTCAAAAGGAGCTAGATGAGGTTGATGCTAAGATTTCTAAACTCGTAAACGTTGGAGCTGACTTGCAGAAACTATTGTCTACGACTAAAGTGACTGATGATAATAAGGGTGATGACAAGAATAAACCTGGCGATGAAGGTGTAAAAGATGGTAAACTCTATACACACGGATTCCTTAAAGGTATGTCAGGAACTCAGATGGCTGATGCTTGGTATAAACAACTAAACTCAACTATAAAAGACTCATTGGAGCTGCAAAAGGCTCAAGGAGCTGGTAAAGTAGACCTATTAAAGTCAGAATTAGCTCAATTAGAGGCTGCTGACATGAATTTATACAGTTTAGAGGCTCAAAATGAGATGCTACATAGGATGAAGGTGTTGAAAGCTGAGATAGCTAACCAACCCTTATTAGCTGACAATGGAGTAGGTTTAACGCCAGATGAGGCTTTATTTGAGAAATTTAAGAAGGATTTAGCCACTATAAGACAATTATTTGATGAAGGGACTATAAGTTTCGATGAATGGATGTCTAGAGTAGAAACCCTTAGTGAATCATTTGCTAAAGTAGATGCTGCAACTCAGGCTTCTGCTGAAAATAGTAAATTATTTGCTCAAGCTTTCATTGGTGCTTTTGAATCTGCTGCTACTCAGGGAGGGAACTTCTTAGAGACGTTAGCTAAGGGACTTATGAGCTCTTTAGGTACTATACTTATACAACAGGGTACTGCTGCCATATTCTCTGGTATAGCTAAGAATGCTGTTGTTCCAGGAAGTGGGAGTGATGCCATAGGAAAAGGTGCTATAGTTGTCGGAGCTGGTATTGCTTTAAAGGCTGGGTCTTCAATTATGGGTAGAGCTGGTGGTGCTGGTGGTGCAAGCGGAGGAGGCGGAGGCGGCGGAAGTCGTTCAAGTTCTCCAACAAGTACTGTTAGACCTAATCCTGTACGTGAAAACGCTAGAAATAGAGGATCTAACCTAATTATCCCTATGGATAGGATGAGATTCGGAATGCAAGGTGCAGAAGATAATTACTCTGGATTTAACTAATAAAAATAAGAAAGAATGGCTTTAATATTTAACGTTACACATACCGTAACATTCGGAACTTTCGCTGGTGAAGATTATCAGTGGGAGCTAGATTTACTACGCTCTTACGATGATGCTTACCCTGTCCCTTCATGGGCAAGTGATCCTACTGTGCAGGTTACTGCAACAAACTCACCTATTGAGGTTGAATGGATGAGCGATTCTGATGTTTATAAACCTATAATGGCTTCTAAGGCTAAGATAGCGTTACACCAAATTGCTGGTAATGTACTTCCTAGATTTACAAGTGCTGGTCAATTTGAATACCAAGCCAGATTAAGATATAGAAGAAACGGAGAATCCACACTAAATGATTATTGGTGTGGTTTTATCCAATCTGCTGATGGAAATGAGGATATTTCTTCAGAATCACCTGTAATTGGGTTTACAGCCATTGACAATCTAGGCGGAATGGAGGACACTACTGTAGACGTAAGCGTAGACAGTTTAACTCCTATCAATTTATTTGACAAAGTACTTGAAGCTGTAAGACAAACTGGACTAGATTTACCTGTATTAGTAGATTCTGGTATCAGAAACAGCTCAGGAGAGGCTCTAACAGAAATTACTGCACATCCTTATAGTTTATTTACTTCTGTCGATGATAATGTAGAATATCGCAAGAAATTAACCTCTAAGAAGATGATCGAGGGGCTTCTCAGTGCATTTAACTGTAGAATCTTCCAATCATACGGAAAATGGTTTATTGTTAACGCTTCCACTCACGGTGGAACTGGCGCTAGCGAAACAGCTACATTCGTTAAGTATACTGTAACTAACCAAGAGTATACTGCTGATGGAACTGAGGATGTTGACTTAATATACAACGTTGGGGGTAGTACTCCTGACTTGTTGGTGGCTAATTCTGATTTACAACTTAACACTAAAAGACCTTTTGGATCTGTAGAGTGTAAGCCTCAGAATGTCAAGGAAAAGAACTACCTTGCAAATGGATTGTTTCAGTCTGGAACTGAAGGGTACGACGTAGAGCCTACTGCTCCCGATCAAACCTTGACCAGGGTTTCTTTAAGTGGCAGCACAAGGCATCCTAGTGCTAAACACGCTCTTACAACTGATAGAAACAGGTTTAGATTAGACAACCTTAATGACGTATGGTTTAAGAGTGAGCCTATGACTATAGATGTTAATGCTCCTATAGACATAAGTTTCGACTGGATGGCTACTGATTTAAACGAATCTGTATCTATGAATTATGCTGTAGTTCTTAATACAACTAACTTAGTTACTTATTCTTACGCTTTTACTAATTATCCAGGAGCTTATTTTCAAACTGCTCAAAATTCAAACTTTACATATAATTTCGATGATGGTGATTGGAATATAGGTACTAATATACTTAGTGACAGTAAAATGTTTTCAAGTAAATCTAGGTATCATGGTAGAATGGACACTAGCGAGGTAAATGAATGGTTAACAATAAGTGAGACCTTATCTGCTGGAAAATACTATGACAGCGGAACGAACGCTCACACTACACTAGATGGAACTGTTACAATTTATTGGTTTTATCCTAAAAGTAAGAGAAGTGGTAGGAAGAGAAATGAGGGTACTGACACAAATCGTTGTGATGTTCTAGTAACTAACATAAGTGCTAAGAATAAATACTCTAATGACATAACTAAGCCTACATACGAACGTGTACAGGCTAACTACACTAAGACTGAAACTTATAAGCCTTATTTTGCAGACAACTTACCTAATTCTGTTTACAATAGAATAGAGGAGGAAGGTTTCTGGAGAAAAGGAGAGACTGTAAGCGACTCTACAACATTGGAGAGGATTGTAACTCAGCAAAAGTTGAATGACAATAGAGATGAGTTTAGGTTCTATGAAGGTAACTTTATAAACATATCTAGCGACCCTATAGCTCCGCACCATAAGTTAAAAATGGATTGGAATAGCTATATTGAAGCTGAAACCCTTATATTTAAAGGAGGTACTTATCAACCTAAAGAAGGTACATTCGATATGTCTCATTATGCGCCTAACCAGTCTACTGACATTGCTCCTAGCGATGGTACTATCAATGATGATGGAACTGTTACTCCAGGATTCTTTGAGTATGACGTAGACCTAGTTGCTGATGACTTTACAGGAAGAAGCGATAAGGTAACATATTCTTTAGCTTTAGTTCCTGAAGGCTTAGATGAGTTTGGAGCTCTACTTGCGACTAACCCACTATCTATAGAGGATCTACCTAACGGTGTGCTGCAGATAACTGGAACTCCAGGAGATGTTCACAATCACGTCGTTAAGATAAGCGTTGATAGCGAATTTGAGGCTGCTGCTTCTAATATGAGCTTCTTTGACGGCACTAATCAAGGTACTGGCATATGGCAACTACTAGAAGAGGGTGAAGATACTGCTGAGCAGTTAAGTAATATATCATTTAGAGACTTAGGCTCTGAGCTTGAGATAGTTTTTGATATAACTATGCCTCAACGTTCTGAATTTGAACAACTAAGGATAGCTGGTGAAGTAGACCCATTGTTAGCCTCTAACAGGGACTTTGACATAACTTTCGACCTAGACGCTAATGTTTCGGGTGCTACGATTGTAAATACAACAAGAGACCTTAGAGGTATACCAGGAACTACTACTCAAGTGGCGTGTATTATTACACCAGACACTGACAAGCAGTTAAGCGCTTCTAGCTTTACGGCTACAGTAGGAACAGGTATAACACTAATAGGCTTCGAGCAGATGGGAACTTCTGTTTATGCGGAGTTCGAGGTAACATTCCAAGAAGATGACACTACAATCACTGTAGACATTGATGGGAATGATGCTGTAGACATTCCTTCTGGTGTTGAAACAAGTACTGTGACTCTTACACTAAGTGAAAGCATTGGAAATGTATCTCTTTCGAGAACTAGCCTTACTCTCACTGGTATCGTAGGAACTACTGCTATATATGACGTTACTGCTTACGCTGCTGACGGATTCGAATTGATTGCTAGCAACTTTAGTGCTACTGAGTCCGAACCGTGGTTAGTTATGGCTAACGCTGTAGGTGGTGGAGAATCTGTGGGTATTCCTTTGGAAATAACATTCCCTCAGTCTGATGCAACTGGTTCTGCTACTATTAGCGGTTCTGCACAGGCTACAGGTTCTGATACTGTAAGCATAACACTTAACTTTACTAATAATGTTTCTGACAGTTCTTTAACGGATACTTCAGAGACTTTTATACTTAATCCTGGACAACAGATTAACTACACTAATACACTAACTCCTTCACGGGGTAGGTTTATGAATGCAAGTGATCTTACTATAACTGAATCTAGCGGTATTGTAGCCTTTTCGGCTTCTGATGCTGGTGGAGGAAGTGTTAATATGTCCACTTCTGTTACAGCTCCTTCTAGTAACGTAACTATTCCTGTTACATTATCTGGAAGCGTATCTGAAGAGCCTTATGTAGCTACTGTTAACCTTACTGAGGAATTACCTCAAGGTATGGTGAAGCAGAATACATTGTCTCAAAGATTTGGAGCTACAGATTCTAATGTTGTATTTTCTGTTACTGTTACTCCGACGGAGGGACGTACTGAATATGCTTCGGGAACTACTTTTACGATAGTGAATGGAACTGGATCGAATTATACTTATGCTAATGGCGAAGTAACGTTTGATCTTACGGTATCACTACCAACATTCTCATCATCGTTCCCTATTGGAAATGTGTCGATAGGATCTAGCATAACGGGTATCGCACCTAGTTATACTGGTAATTATGGACTAGTTCCAGCTAGCAATTTGGTGCAGTGGGGCGGAAGCTTCCCAGTCAATACAGCTACAGTTACAGTAGGAGTTGTAAGTACACCCGTGCCTGGGAGATGGACTGTTCAGTCTAGCTCTAGTAGTATTACATCTGCTACAAGGAACACGAATGCTACTGCATTAACAGCGACTACTTCTAGAACGGCTGGTACATATAATGGTCAACCATTCTTTAGTACATCGAATGGTACAGTGACATTAGTACATCAAGATGATCCTAGTGTGACGGCTACTATAACTATAGTCCACAATATACCGACATTAGCTAATGATGCTAACAACGTATATAGTAACGGACTAGAGAGTATAGACGTAAACATAGGAGGAACTGCTGGAAGTACATCAGGGGTTTTGTATATAACTTAATTTAATTAATATGGCAATAAAGATAGGAGGCGTAGAGCCAACGAACATAACGTTTAATGGACAGCAAGCCAACTATGCAACTCTAAATGGCACAGTAGTGTGGCAAAGAGTATCTGCCGTAGCATTTACCGTAGCGGACACTGGGGCATCATTCTCAGTGTCTACTACTACGGTATCTTGGACACCGCCTAGCGTAGGAACGCTGGTAGGAAGTCCTACATACTCTAACGGTCAAAATCTTGGAACTGTATCGTCTAATACGAACAGAACTCAGACTTTTACGGTCACCGTACCCAACGACCCACAATGGACTAACGCTAATCAGAATGTAACTTTCTCATTAAGCGATATTCAAGAAGCAACTGTATTCTATCCACCGATTATTTCTGGATTGGTACTTACACAGGATTCAAATACATCAACAGTGGCTAACGTAAGCTGGTCTGTAAACCTACAAGGTTATAGTCAGGTTGGACAAACAAGAGTGTATTATAACGGAACTCAAACTACAACTGCTGGAACTAGTATATCATTAACTGGTATGACTCCAGGTACTACAGAGACTGTAACAATAGAAGTGGATACTAACCAGGGAACTGGATCAGCAACTACCTCAACGTTCTTCTTGCAGGAGTTCTTCTTTACTGATGGATACGTTGCTAATTCATTTGCTATTAATAACAGTGGTATACCTTCTGCTACATTACAGAACGGAGCTACAAATCTTACATTCAGTAGTCCTGCTACATACGGTTTAAGTTGTACTGCTATACCTAGAGGTGGAAACATATCGTTTACAGTACCTTCTGGATACTGGAATAGTAATGACACTGTAGGAGGAACTGACACGACTACGCAGCCTGGATATGGTAATCCAGCTATTGCTGCTAATATGGTAGTTGCGTCTGGAAGCTTGACTAATATATCTAGCTCTGGAGCTAGTGGAACTCATACAGTTACTGTAACTAACCCTACCTCTGTAGGTGAATGGAATATAGTTTATAGCGGAACTGGAATAACACCTTCAGTAAGAAGTGGGTGTGGAGACAGAGCGAGCTTATCTTGGTCTATAGCTGCTAACACAGGAGCTGCAAGGAGCGGAACTATAACTCTATATGCTGGAAGCAGTCAGACAACTGTTCTAGACACATTGAGTTGGAATCAAGCTGCTGGTATAACTTATCACACGCATACTTACACTAAAGCGAGTAATCAGTCTAGCGCTTGTAATGAGCTTGGAACTTTAGTTGATGTTTATACATCTACATCAAGTGACCCTATCAACAATGGTAACGACATCTATAGTAACACCTCTTTAACTACATTTGCTGGTGCTGGATGGTATTCAGACGGAGCTAGTGTTGGCTATTGGAGTGGAACTGGATGGAGTAATACTGGACTCTGCGCATTTGGTGGCGGAGGATTATAAAAATAATGCCCTCTCTTCGGAGGGGGCTTAATATAACAGATATGAAAAGAACACCTAGAAGCTCGTACTCTAAAGGTACTGATGCACAAATAGAAAAGAGAATACTTGACTCTGCTGAGTATGTTTCTGCATATGACCCTACTCGTAAACAATTTACGTTTTGGTTCTTAGAGACATTCCCAGAAGTTAAGTCTGAAAGCCAAGCTCATAAATATTGGAAGCTAGGCTGGGAAAGATGTACTAAGATACGTGAGAATAAGATCGTAGACAGACGTACAAAAAGAATTATACAACTGGAGCACCAGTATGAGGCATTGAAGAAAGATGACCCTAAAGCTGCTGCACAGGTGTTGATGATGATAGCTAAGTTAGAAGGACTAGAAGTTAGAGCTCAAGATAGAGAAGCTAACGACAAGTTTGAAGCTGACAAGCCTATCTTCACAGTATATAAAGATAAGAAAGATAAAACCGCATAATTATGGGATGGCAGCCAACAACTTGCTTCGAAAAGATACTTGACCTTGAGAAAAGGATCAAAGCTATCTATGGGGGCTCATCGTCTGGAAAGACGTTTAATGTACTAGCAAAACTGTATCAAGATGCAGTAGACAATCCTGGAGAGAGGATAACTATAGCATCGAATACATTAGCTAACTTGAAGAAGGGGGCTGTTCGTGATTTGCGTAATATCTTACTATCTAGAGACGCTTGGAAGCCAGAATGCTGGAAGAAGAGTGAATCTATATATGAATTAAAGAATGGTTCGATAATTGAGTTTATTGGATTGGAGGATGAAACTAAAGCAAGGGGACCTCGTCGTGAGCGACTGTTCATTGACGAAGCCAATCGTGTATCTTTTGAAGTCTATACGCAGTTAGAGAGACGTACGGAGACTGAGGTAATATTATCTTGGAATCCATCAGGTCCATTCTGGTATAACGACTATATAATGGATGATGTTATTCATGATCAATTAGTAGTTAACTTTAAGGACAACGAAGCTCTTAGTGATGTCCAGTTACAATACTTCCATGACCTAGAGAAGCAATCTACACGTTCTGATTACATGATGAACGAATGGAAAGTCTATGGTCTAGGAGAATGGGGACAGGTGCACGGTGCTTGTATAAAGGACTACAAGGTTATTGAAGGTAATCCAGAAGATGGATTTGTAAAGGACGGTAAAGCATTTGAAGGTTTTCAATTATGCGGTATTGGACTTGACTTTGGTAACGTAGACCCAAACGCAGCCGTAGGACTGTATAGGAACGATTCTAACGAGTTTATTGTTGATGAGATACTATATGAGCCCGATTTAGAAATATCGGACATCTACGACGCTCTGAGTGAGTATGACGCTATGATATATGCTGACTACAACTTTCCTCAGACGATTAGAGAGTTAAGAAGTAAAGGATTAAGTATCCTTAAGTGTAAAAAAGGACCTGACAGTATTAAGCGTGGTATTGACTTAGTTAATGAGACACCACTGTATATTACTGATAGATCTAAGAACTTATTAAACGAGTTCCTTACATACAGATACAAACAAGATAAAGACGGAAACTTAATGGAGAATAAATACGAAGGACCTGATCACTTAGTGGACAGCCTTAGATATGTTCTCGGTAGGTTTACTGGAAAACGAACTGTAAAAATTTATTAAGATGGCAAATATATTAGATTATTTTAAGGGTAGACAAAAACCCAAGAGAGGAGCTCTAGAGTTTGGTGACCGCCAATCTAGACTATTCCTTGAGCGTATTGGGAGCGTCAACTCTTACGATGCTGACTTACAAACTTACATAGATAAAGGATACCAGTCTAACCCTGTTGTTTATTCTATCGTTAACATGATAGCTAAGAACGTGGCTAAGGCTAAGTGGTGTGCTTACAATAGTAAAGGAGAGAAGATTAACGTGCCGTTATTATCTCAGCTAATGTATAAGCCTAACCCTCTACAGAAGTGGAGTGACTTAACTGAAGCTGCTACTACTCACTACCTATTGGAAGGCAACTCTTTTATTACTGGTGAGTACGGAAGCGGAATCAACTCAAGTAAGTTTAACACATTATATATGCTACCTACTACTCAGATACAAGTTATCTCTGGTAATGGTAGAAACATTTCTGGATTCTTATTAGATACTGAAACAAGTGCTAACGAGATTCCTGCAAGTGACGTAATGTGGATGCGTTCTGCTAACCCTGACTATCAACAGTCGGACAACTGGCTATTTGGACAATCTCCATTTAGAGCTGCATTGGAGTCTATTAAGATATACAATGACGCTAAAGCTAGTTTACTATGGTATCAGCAAAACAAAGGTGCTCAGAAGATTCTTATCAATAAGGATAACGAGATCGAGTTCTCACCTGAAGCATTAGACCAACTAAAGAACAAGCTACGTAAGCAAGCACAAGGTAACAACAATACTGGTAACATTCCAATCATTGATGCTAACCTAGACGCTATTGACGTATCTAGTGGATTAGAGGCACTTATGTTATTCGAACAACTTGAGCAATCAGCTCAGGACATCTGTAACGTATTGAACTTCCCTAGCCAGCTTATAGGTCTTAAAGATTCTACTTACCAGAACGGTAAAGAGGCTAAGATCGGTTTATGGGAAAACTGTGTCACTCCTATGTTGGAAGAAATTAAGAATGGTCTTAACGCATGGCTTACGCCTCAGTTTGGTGACGTGTTCTTAGACTATGACATTTCTCACATTGATGCTATACAAGAAGGTAAGCTATTACGTTTCCAAGCAATCGCTCAGGCTGCTGGAATGGTAACTATCAACGAAGCTCGTGCAATGGCTAATATGCCAAGCGTAGCTAAGATAGGTGAGTTTACTGGAGATGATATGTACTTAGGATTCACTCAAGCTGTAGTTAGAGATAACGAAGAGATTAGTGATGCTAATGGTCAATCTGACGCTAATGTCAACGAGAGCAAAGATAAGAAAGACAAACCTAAAAAAGACGATAAAAAATGATAGAATTTAAAACATTTGACGTTAAAGGTACATTAAACGTAGAAGGTGAAATAACTGGATACGGAGCAATCTTTGACAACGTTGACCGTGGAGGTGACGTAATCAAAAAGGGTGCATTCAATAAGACTATCTCTGAAAATGGAGGTAGTGTTATCATGGTCGCTAATCACGATCAGAATAAACCTATTGGAAGAGTAACTGAAATGAAGGAAGATGAAACTGGATTATTGTTTAAAGGATACCTATCTAAAACTGACCGTGCTCAAGAGTACAAGCAGCTCATGAAGGATGGTGTCGTAGACTCATTCTCTATCGGCTATGCTGTAGTGAAAGCGGACAACAATAACCATGGTGGTAGAGACTTAAGTGAGGTCAAATTATTTGAGATCTCTCCTGTAGCTATCCCTATGAATCCAGAAGCTAAACTTCTTGAAGTTAAAAATATAAGTGAAGATGACAACCGTGAGGAAGTTATCGAACGCTTTGAAATGCTTGCCAAGAATATTGGCGATAAAAAGATGAAGCTTCAAAATGAGGCTGAATTATTAAAACTAGCTGAACTTTATAAGTCTGTCACTCAGCCGTTGGAAACCGACACTGAGCCGACTAAGGAGGATGAAGTAAATGCTAACCTTGAATTTCTTAACGCCTTAAATGAGGCACTAACTAACAATTAATTATTTATTATGGAAAACTTAAATCCACAAGACGTAGTTTCTAACTTAGAAGCTAAAGCTGTTGAAACTGCTAACGCAGCTATCGAAGCTAAATCTGTAGACTTTACTGCTGAACTAGAAGCTAAGTCTGCTCAATTAACTGAAGCTATTGAAGGGAAAGTAGATACTGCTGCTCTTGAATTAGTTCAAAAATCAATCGATGACCTTGCAAGTGAGGTTAAAAACTTTAACACAAAATCAACTGAAACAATGCCAACAAACGAATTCAAATCTTGGTTAGAGACCGCTTCTAAAGAAGTAATGGAATCTAAAAACGCTACTGCTACTTTTGAAGTAAAGAATGCTTCTACTGTAACTTTAGGCGCTGCTGCTGCTACATCTACTCCTTCTAGAGAAGATCGTCAAGACGCTATCGAGTTTAACCCTCACCAATTAACTGCTGCTAAATACTTATCAGCTAAAACTGGAACTGGTACTTCTTACCGTTTCTCTTCTGCTGGAGCTGCAACTGACAACTCTGGAGGAAAACTTAAAGGTGCTGCTTTCGGAAAGACTTCTCTTTCTGTAGCTGACCAACAGACTCCTTATGTTACTATGGGTCACATCTTAACTGTTCCTCGTGAAGAGTTAGCTGACACTACTAACTTAGAGAACTACTTCCGTGAAGATATGAGAGGTTACTTAATCGACACTATCAACAGCCAAATCTTAAGTGGTGCTGGTGGAGCTGATGCTCTTAAAGGTATCGAGTCTTGGAAAGCTCCAAGTGATCAAGCTGCTTTCGAATCTTTCTTCGGATCTCTAGCTGATTCTTACGGAACTGCTGCTAACGAAATCGACGTAATCAACGCTGCTGTTGCTTCTTTCAAAGGAATCAACTTCACTGGTGAGAAAGTTGTATTTGTTAACCCAGCTTTAATCGCTAAGTTACAAGGTATCAAAGGTACTGACGGACACTACCAATTACAATCTACTGTAGACGCTACTGGAAAAGTACGTTCTTTCTTAGGTGGAGCTGAATTGATCGAAGTTCCTGCAGTTGCTGCTGGTGAGTTCTACATCTTTGACCGTTCTGAGGTTAAGTTTGTAACTCGTGAAGGTATGAAAATGGAGATGGGTTATACTGGTGATGACTGGGAAAGAAATAACGTAAGCTTAAAAGTTTATGGTCGTTTCGCTCTAGTTGTTGGTAAGCCTGATGCTATCCAAAACGGATCTTTCGCTAACGCTATCGCTGCGTTAAACGCTTAATATTAATTGATATATGCCTCCTCTTCGGAGGGGGCTATATTATAAACCTCCCCTGGTAGGACTAAAACCAAAGAATTATGGACAATCAAATTATAAGTACTATAGGTGTCACAGAACCTGTTACGTTGCTAGAAGTTAAGAACTATCTACGTATAACTAACAATAGAGATGATGACTATATTAACAGCATTATTCCAAACGCTAGAATGCGTGCGGAGAGATACCTTAACAGTGACATCGTATCTAAACAGAGACGTGAGTACTTTGCTAATATAAGCGAAGCTATAAACTTACGCTATAGCCCCATCGCTTCAGTTGATACTGTATTGATTGATGGTGAGACTATGACTGTTGATACCGACTATACTGTAGAGGGGCTAGATAATCCCCTCTTTAAATTGGAGCAAGGCTCTGCCGACAAAGTGACTATTACATACACTACGTCTGGTATTGACGCTTCATTAATCAAGCCTGGGATACTGGCTTTAGTAGCTGAACTTTACCACTCAAGAACTGAGAAGGTGTCAACTAACTGGAGAAGTTTCCTTTCACCGTTTAAAGTGTTTGGATACCATGGCGTTCGATAAAAAGAACATAGGCACTAGAGAGGACTATTTTATAGCTCGCTCTAACAGAGCTCAAGGAGATCAAGCCTATGACGATGATGGACTTCCCATCTACACAGCTCAAGACAATATAGAGTTTTGGGGTTGCGTAGAGGACTTACCTAGCGTAAGGACTGACTATATGGGTAGATACAGGTCGGTACAAGTAAAAAGAATAATATGTGACGCAAGAGACGTTGAATTGCTTACTGAGGACCACACCGTTGAAATGGAGGGTGAAGGTGTTAAGTATCAGATTGTAGATATGCTACAGCCTGCATTCAAGTTTACTGCTGAATTAATACTAGAAAGAATTATATAATGTTAGGAACTGCACAACTTAAAACCGCAATAGTAAGAAAACTAAGAGCTCAGTTTAGAACTGCTGCTGTACCTTACATACCCTCTACATGGAATACTATTATACAAAGTAAGCCTGTAGACAATACACCTTATCCTTATATCTGCGTCGAGATAGATGCTAACGATATACAAGAGGTTGCTGTAACCGCTCAAGGTAGCTCATACGATTACTACGTAGGCATCAAAGCTGTTACTCGCTCAGAGATCAATGCTGACACTAGAGAGACTAGAGACGCTATGGTATCTGAGATACAAAGAATATTAGACGTTGACTTCGATGAGTATATTAACTTAGAGAGCAACGGATTTAATCTGTACATACAAACTGTAGAAAGTGTAGACATCAGCGAACTCAATGAGATGGGGACTGACTTCTATATTGGAGACGTAATTCTAAAGGTTAGAATGGAAGCTGTAGGATCTAGAACAGCTCCAGAGGCTCAAGTATTATTGTCTTACTCAAATTTCTCAGTTACACCTCAGAACCACTCTTACGAGTTGCATGATGCTGGTAATATAACTTTACCTACAACATATCCAGCAAGTAACGGATGGGTATTCCAAAGCGTAGATTATAGCTTGGGATCTGATTCTGATGGTAGTATAAACAATAATGTGGTAACTGTATCTAGTGGAGATGACTTCATCTCAATGGTGAGTGTTATTACATTTGAATCTGCTTTAGATAGTTCTGTAACTACTACTGTATTTGACAGGACTGAAGTTAGAGGTATTAAATCACCTAGAATAGGTGTATTCACAGACGCTTCATTAAGTGCAGCTCAGGTAACTGACTTGTCTTTATGGGCACAATCTGCATTCCCTAGAGTAGAGCCAGACAGGACTTCTCTAGATATAGATGCTAACTCTGGAGATTACATCTACATACTAGTAGATGAAGTATATACTCTGACAGGCATAAAGAATGACTTAGGACTAGATGACATAGAGGAATATATTTCTTCTACTCAAGATGGATATAGAGTCTATAGGTTAGACACTGCTGTTGTATTTGATTCTTCAAGATTTGAATACATATTAATAGCTGGTGCTACCGCCTCTGCTCCATCTTCTGGCGGAGAGCTATCTGTAGACGTAAAGACTATGGATGCTAGTGACGCTTCTTTGATTACTGATGCTATAAACATCATACCTTCTGGAACTACAGGACTCATAATGAGCTTACCTGCTAATCCATCTACTGGTGCTATAGTTCATGTATCTAACTTATCTGGAAATATTGATAATGAGATAGCTCTTAACGGAAATATCTTACAAGGTCAATATTCAGACAACCTAGTGCTAGATGACGCTACAAGCTCATTTAGTCTTATATTTGTAAACATAACCCTCGGCTGGAACATAATCGGCCAAAACTAAAATCAATTTATTATGCCAAATTTAAAAACAATTTTCCCAGGACTAGATCCTAACGATTTCGGAACTGGAGCATCACAAGTAGCTACATGGGCTAAAGGTGATGACACAACGCTAATCCCATCTTCAAAGCTTCCTGCTATTGAGATCGGAAACACTTTCACATTTGACTCTAATGAGAATGCTAAGGCTGATGCTTTAACTGCATTCTACGCTGTTGCAACTAACAAGTACGACAAAGGAGACATGGCTATCATTACTGTTGACGCTGATGGAACTCCATCTGTTGTTACTTTAATATATGTTGGAGCTAACCAATCTTCTGCTGGAGCTTCTGCTTCTAGTGACTGGAGAGAAGTTGGATCTGTAAACGTTGTAGGTGGTGTAGGTATCTCTATGAGCGGTGGAACTATCAACAATGATCTTTCTATCGAATTAGACGATACTGCTGTTCCTTCTACTTCTGGTAACTTAGGTTCTATTAACTTTTCTGATAGCTTCACTATTTCTGCTGACGGAACTAACAACGACCAAATCAATGTAGGTGTTTCTGCTGCCGCTCCTATTGCTTATGATGTTACTGCTACTTCTGCTGCTGACACTAACCAAACTCTAGTTTCTAACGCTGTACGTGTTATTCCTGGAGCTACACAGCAAATTACTTACACTTTACCTGCTTCTCCAGCTGTTGGAGACTGGGTAAAACTAGTTAACTTGTCAGGTCGTACTGACACAATTATTGCTCGTAATGCAAAACCAATCCAAGGTGCTACTTCTGATTTAGTATTGAATGACGCTACTGCTAACTTCGAACTTATCTATATCGACGGCACTACAGGATGGGCACTTATGGGTGTGAACTAAATCTAACTTAAAAATAATCAATTATGCCTAATTTTAATACAATCGGATATGGGGTTTCTGCTAACCCAGGAGGAACTTCGTTACCGTCAATTACTACTGTAAAAATTAACGGTGTTGATTATAAAACGGATCTCTCAGACAATGCAGTTGGACACGACAAACTTTCAGAAAGATACACTGAAGTAACTAGTATTACTAGCTTATCTGGTACTGTAACTTTTGACTGTTCTACTGCATCCGTATTTAAATTAAGTGGAGATATTACTGCTGATTATACTATTAGTTTATCTAATTATAAAAAAGGTCAAGTTATTACGGTGTACCCTCTTAAAGGGGAGTACACTGTAACTCTTGCCGCAGCAGGATCAGCTTCCAATACTTTTAACAAAATAGCTGCTGCCGACTATGACGGCACAGAATCTAATATTTTACAAATAGAATGTGTAGATGACTCAGCTTCAGATACTATATTCTTTTACTCAGTTGCTACATTTGCAGCTAGTTCTACAATTTAAAACAGAAAGATATGTTTAACAGAAGACTTTTAAGACCATACACAACTGCCGTTACATCAGTAGGACCATTCTCAGTAGATTACTTGGTAATCGCTGGAGGAGGTTCTGGTAACTCTGGTGGTGGAGGTGGTGGTGCTGGAGGATACAGAACATCTTATTCAGGTAAAATACAAGGAACACCATTTTTACATTACAACCCTAGCGATAGCTCGTCTTACTCAGGAACAGGAACGGTTATTACAGACCTTTCAGGCAACAATGACGGTGACTTATTAGGAGGGATAGAAAGTTCATATGATCAAAATCATTTTGACATTGCAGGTAACGGTGACGGTATAACGACAAGCAGCCCTGTTTCTGTAAATCCAAGTACAGATGGAATGACTATTGAAATGTGGTTTAAAGTCAAAACAGATGTTCAAAATTATATTTTTAGTTTTGATGGAACAAATACCACTAACTTTGGATTAAGTTACAGAAGCAATACGAATAAAATTTCATGGTTTTATAAAACCTCTGGTGGAACAGTCGAAACACTTGAAACTTCAACAGTAAGTTTAAACCAATGGCATCATATAGTAGCTACAACAGATGGTAGTAATGCGCAAATATATTTAGATGGCTCTTTATCAAATAGCACTACTTCATCGCCTGCAAATATTTCCTACAACGAAGATTTGCACTTTGGAAATTATTTTGATTTAGCACAAAATTCTAATGCTGATATAGGAGAAATAAGATTCTATAAAGAAGGTCTTGTAGATAAAGAGGTGTTTTATAATTACGAAGTTTCTAAACATAACTACGGATATTCATATTATCCATCTGGTAGATTATCTTCTGCTGAAACAGCATTTACTCTAGAGACAGGAGTCTCTTATACTGCTACCGTTGGTGCAGGTGGTGATGCAGTGTTTACTGGCACTGCTGATACTGCTACCTTAAATAGTCAAGGTAATAAAGGAGGTAATTCTACATTCTACAACATCACCTCTATTGGTGGAGGTTGTGGTGCTTATTATCCGCTAACTTCAAGCTATTTAGCTAAAAACGACGGAGGTTCTGGTGGTGGAGCTGTATTCGGCGGTAGTGGAGGTCACAGCGCAGGAAGCACTTCAGGTACAACTAATCAAGGATTTGGAGGTAGTGGAGGAGGACTTGCAAATGCCAACGAGTGGTCTGGTGGCGGAGGTGGCGCTGGTGCTGCTGGAGATAATATCCCATCAGGAAACGGTGGAGCTGGTCTATACTCAAACATAACAGGATCTGTTGTAGGTAGAGGTGGTGGTGGATCTCAAGGTCCATGGCAAGGCGGAACTAGAACACCTAACAACTTCGGTGGAGGTGGAGGTGGTTCTAACGTAGACGCAACCGACAACACTGGTGGTGGTGGAGGTGGAGGTGGTTCTACTACTCAAAGTGGAAGCAACTTGAGACAGTCTGGTGATGGAGGTGACGGAGTAATAATTCTAAGATACCCTAACACTGTGACTGCTTCAACAACTGGAACTCTAGTGTCTACACAAACCACTGTTGGAAGCGACAATGTTTTAGAGATAACTTCTGGAAGTGGTGATGTTTCTTTTGCTGCTGGATCTGGAAGTAATGGAGGTGTAACGTTGGAGGCTAATCAGATAATGTGGTTAGACGCTAACAATGCTAACTCTTGGACTGGAACTGGAAGTACCTGGTATGACTTAAGTGATAATAACTATGACGCTGAGATCACTACATCAGTTACATCTACAGGAACTGTCAACGGAGCTACATTCCTTAACTTAACAACTAGAGCTGATTACTTTAAAATACCTTACTCAGTTCACGGAGGAGCTTTAAACGCTACATCTGGAAACGTTGTTACGTACATAATATGGATGAGGTTACCTAATATCCCAGCTGGTGTTAACGGACTGAATGTAATATTGAAAACAGCAGCCGCTAATACTACTAACAATCAACAATACCTTAGATATTACGATCCTAGTATAGAAGGGTTTAATAGTATTTACTATGATCAGAATATAAGTGCTGACGTTAATCCTGGGTATATTGCTCAGGTTAATAACAATGATTGGATGATGGTAGTTGTAACTAATGATTATAGTAACAATACTATGCAATTTCATAGGTATCAACCTAACTCCACTACTTACAACAATTCCAACCTAGGAAGTGTAAGCCCTATTAATACTGGAAATTCAGACGTATATTTATTCTCTGAACCTGGATCAGTTTATGGAGGTTATGGAGAAGTAGGTGAGATTAGAGCTTATGATACAACATTTACTGTATCTGAACTAGATACTAAGTACAATGATCAAAAATCTAAGTACGGTATAACCTAAAAACAAGCCCCTCTTCGGAGGGGTTTTATTAACAAATTAAAATAAAACAAATGGCTTTTAACGATATACTATCTGGATTTAGAGTCCAGTCAACAGACCCTATTGACTCAAGGCTAGTTTGTGCTGATTTAGCTGCAAGGGATGCTATCCCTGCTTCAGCTAGATATGAAGGCTTACAAACTTATGTCGTATCTGAGCAAAAGATATTTATACTACAGGGTGGAATTACAAATGACGATTACATTAATATAACTGACGCTATACAAGGTGAATTTCTTACTGAGTATGAAACTGCTGACCAGATTGATACTAAAGTGGGAGACAGATACCTTCCAGCTGATGCTAACTTTACAGCTGGCGAGTCTGGATACAGTCACACTGGTGCATTCGCTGATAAGCCCTTAGACAATAACTATGTATGGGAGTCAGGAGCTGGTTTATCTTACACTCAGGCAGATGTTGATGCAGGAAAATGGAAAGTATTTTCATTAAGCCAAGCAGTACACGCTGCTGTAGATAACCCTTATTGGTCTACACCTACTCCTACTGGAAACACTGGTATAGGTTTATTCCAGGGAGCTAACCTACCAGCTAATGTAACTAAGTTGTTTGAGTTTGACTACGATTATGATACTAACTATCCATCCTCTACAGGAACTGGATTTGAAGGTACTACTGGTAGAATAAGACTTAATGACGCTGTATACGGAGATCAGCTAAGAGTAAGGTTTGACTTTAATGTTATACCTCAGATTGCTAACACAACTGTAGAGCCAGCTTTATGGTACTCTAACAGAAATGATAGTGATGATATTACTTTTACGTTTCCACTAACTGCACAACCTATATTCTACGGTCAAGGTACAGTAGGTAGAACTTTCCTTAACAGGGTAGAAATATCTGCATGGATCACATCAAACGAAGATGTTAACGCTTTAACACTTCCAGCAATTAAATCAGACAACCCAGTGATTATACAACCTCTTGGATTGTTAGTAACCTTAATAAGATAATCATGGCAATAAGAATAGCAAGGAATGATGCAGGAAACTGTATCAACTTCTTCGGATCATCAAACCCAACGTACTGGAATGCAGTACTTGAAGGAGAGATCAATGAAGATAACCCTAATAACATAAACGTTGTAAACACTGTAAGGAGTTTGGAAAACGAAGGAACTGTATATGAGTTCTTTAACTTACCATTCTCTGACTTTGTTGACAAAGACGAAAACACATTTGAGAACGCTTCTGAGTGTGCTCAATATATTACTGACAACGCAAACGTATCTGGTACTTCTGGTACTTTTATATTTAATCAGACTGATACCTTAGATGCTCAAAGAGAAGCAACTAACACTACTGTATTGTTTTCTAATGGAGATATGTTCTCAGTTAACTCATTGGTGGCTAGCGCTGCTGCTAACGGAACTATTACATTAAGAACTATCAAAGGTAATAAGGATGTTTATCTTAACTTAAGATATTACAACACTACTGTTAATGACGGTACTATATCTTTTAACAATATAAATGCAGCTGTTGATAGACTTAACGAGGTCTTGTCAGGACAGGCAGTAGGTAGTGACTCTGGGGCTAGCGATAGCTCTATAGCGACTGAAAGCAATGACGGTAACTTTACTGTATACGGTGATAGAATTACTAACGTAGGAGATGTTTATACGTCTACCAGAGAGGTCGGTAACTTCGACACATCAAACGGTATGATAAGTAATGAAACTATCTCTGAGCCAGGAGAGTACTTTGAGTTCACTCAAAACTCTAACTGGGATTCAGCAGGTACAGGATTTACATTCGGCTTATTTGATGAGACTACTTATGACCAGTCTGATCTAGAAGAAGATGTTGCTGGTAACGTTGTTAAGAATATACTTAGATTAAGAATAAAGAATACAAACTTTATATTTACAGATCCAGATTCGACATACGGAAAGATTAATGAGATAGGTTTCTCTGATGCACTATCTACTAAGCTAACGTACAGACTAGGATTAGACTCTCAAGGTAGAGCTTTTATTGGTTATGTTGACTCTAACAGCTCTGTAGTTGTTATAGGTAGAACCGAGACTGCTATAGCTACTGGGACTTTACTAAAGCTTAATGTTATAATGCCTTTAGCTAATGAGCTAGACGGTATAGGAGCGTTCACAGTAAACACATTAGATACTGCACCTGCTTTGACATGGTATTACATAGAGAGTCCAGACGGATCTTTCTACTATCCTTTATTCGACTCTGCTGAGCAAGCTAATTACGTAGACGAAGAGTATGGGACTGCAGCAGATGACGCTGGAGTATCTCATCAGCATACATTTATAGATGAGCAGCCTACCTCTAATGTCTGGTATATGCCAAGCTCTTATATGTTTCACGATCAATCTTCAGCACCTTCTGCACTTGCAGGAGTTGTATGGAACGAGATCGCTACTGGAGATGACGCTAACTATGTACCTACTCAATACGCTGACAACACTGTGACGGTTAATGAAGGTTCTTCTATGAATTTACCTATTAAGCCAGCAGGTGATGCGGATACTTATAATGTAACTGGTATACCAACTGGACTAGCTTTTAACGGCTCTAACCTGGTAGGTACTGCTCCAGAGGTATTACAAGACAATGTAGTTAACCCTTCGGATACATATACAATTACTGTAACTAAAGCAAATGATTATGGCTCAAGTGTAGGGACGTTGACATTAGTAGTAAATAATACAACAGCTCCTTCTGTAGCTATAAGTGGTTTTACTTTAATATCTGGTAGTAGTCCTTTAGTTGATAGTAATACTCTAGATGATGGCTCTGCTGTTGTTCTAGATAATACTGTACAGGATGATTACAGAGTGAAGATTACTGATGCCTATGTAACGGCTAATATACTTCCTGCTCTTGTAGGTGTTGATGATAAGTATTTTATAGGATTTGCTAATGACACGGTTAACAACTGGGACAGCGTAGCAGGAGATGACTTTATCTGTGGTTTTAAATTTCAGTATAACTCTTCTAGCTCTGTCAATGTAACTCCTTTGTTAACAGGATCTACAGTGGGTACTACTACAACACATACTTTCAACCCTGGTATAGGATATGATTTTTATCTATCTAATAAAGATGGAGTTTGTGAAGCTAACTACAATACATCTACAGCTGACAAATCAAGTGAGAATGCAGTTGCTGATGGAGGTACGTTTACTTTCACAGCCTCTCAGGATACGGGTGTTACAGGAACTAAGAGTATAGTTATAGCTACTACAGGAACTACTGCGGACATTAGTACTACTGGTATTAGTGAACATCAGTTACCAGCGGTATCTACTACACCTCTTACATCATGGACAAAAATAGTGGACTTTACTGGAGGTTCTCAACACTTGAGGGCTAACAACGATTCTCGTAGTGTACTTCCTCTCAAGATGAATGACCAGTCTGTGTTAGTTCCTGCTCATACAACTGACTCAACTAAGACGTCTAACAATAGTAACTCTAGACCTTGGGCTACTGCTGTAGTGTTTAATATAGACAATAATAATAACAACCAGCATATATGGAATCAAGGAGAAGGAGCTTCAACTAATAACGATAACATCTATTTAAGAATTAGCAATAAGAGGCTATACTTTGGATGGGGTCGTGAAGGTGTAGGCTACAATGAATGTATGATACATCCAACGCCTTCTGCACCAAGCGGTTATCTTGGACACAATGCCTGGTATGGAGTTTATATTGCTCATAAAGGCACTAGACTTAATGCAAGTGATGCTACTGCAGCCAACTTAGCAGATGCTTTTGATATTCGGATAATGAATAGTGCAGGAAATAACTGGACTATTGGTTCTAATCTATCAGTATCAGCAGCTTGGACAAGTACAGGCGTTAGGATGGATAGAAGTGTTACGGGATACATGTGCGTTGGAGGTCGATTTGGAAATCGTAACTTTAATGGTGAGGTTGCTAGTATGGTCGTTACCACACTAAGAACTGATGATGACATGCCTACAAATGCTGAAATTACCGCTATGATCAAAGACCCTATGAAATGGATAGTTGATTATAAAGAAGGTAATACTTTTAGACATTGTACTACAGATTACAGTGATTATCCATGGGATACTAACAGTAGTAAACATTTTACTACGCAAGTATATCTAATGGGTGATGGGACTAATGATGGATTCTCTAATGGTATTAGAAACCAAGTAAACAATACTGATGGTTACACTAAGCTAGTATTTCAGGGAATGGCGTCTAACGACATAGTAACAGCCAACATACCTGGATTAACTTAATATTAACAAGCCCCTTCTTCGGGAGGGGTTTTAATACCTTTATTTGTCATGAACATAAATGAAAAAACAATGTTGCAAGATTTCATTAGGGAATTTAAAGACAAGGAGGAAAAGCGTAAGGATCTTAGGAATCGCATAGTTAAGTCTCTAGATAGAATTGAGAGCGAGCTTTACGATGATAAAGATTCTACTAACGAAGGGCTTCTTACTAGAGTTAACAATCTAGACGATGCCGTGAAGGAGATAGCTAATTTAGTTAGAAGAACTAAGGTACGTAATGAGGTTATATTGGGAATAATAGGAGCTATAATGGTAGCTGTACTATCTCAACTACTTAATCACTACATAAAGATATTCTAATGAAACTAACTAAAAACTTTTCCTTGAATGAGTTTAAGTGTAAAGACGGTACAGGAGTACCTAAGCACTTGAGAGCTAATGTTGATGTTCTTGCTAAGCAATTACAGATCATTAGAGATTGCATAGGGAAACCGTTGCATATTAATTCTGCTTACAGATCGTATAGCCATAATAAAGCCGTAGGAGGGTCGATGAACTCACAGCACCTCAAGGCTAAGGCTGCGGACCTGAGAGTCGAAGGGATGCCTTCAAATATACTACATGAGCTTATATTAGAGCTTATTAGTAATGGAGAAATAATTAATGGTGGTGTAGGTCTATACAATAGCTTTGTGCACTACGATATAAGAATGAAGCCTGCAAGGTGGTAAAATAACAACTATGGGAAAATACAAAGATATAAACGGAACTACTAGGATAGGTGACTTTTTAAGAAGTATTAAGAAGTCTGGTTTGGTAGGTAAAGCTATAGACGCTGCTGGTAGTTTAGCTACAGGAGACGTTTTAGGCGCACTTAAGGACATATTAGTAGAAGATGATAGTATCAGCCCAGAAGAGCGTACTTTTGCCTTAGAACAGCTTAGATTGGATATAGAGGCTGAAAGAGGTATAACTCAACGCTGGACTGCTGATCTTAGGTGGGGTAATTTTATTACTAAGACTATAAGACCATTTGTGCTATTAGCATTAACTGTAGCATTTATAGTAGGATTCTTTATGAAGGAGTATGAAATGACTGTTATAGGAAACATGCTTAGTATAGTACTGACAGCTTATTTTGGTAGCCGTGGAGCAGAGAAAATATTCGGTCAAGAAAGATGATGGGGGGGGAATAAGATAGATAATCTATATTTACCCGAACTTCTAGGACTGAAAGGACGCAGAAGTGAGCCATAACACTATATATATTCATACAACTTTTCATATTATTGTACAGCTTTTGTGTAAAACTCTTCTTATATTTAGCTACTTCTACTACTAGTTATAGTTGTTTAGTATAAGACACCTTTTACAGAGAAGTGTTAAAATAATAAAAGCGGTCTCTGCGTACAGTAAACTGTACTTGATACCTTGTAAAAACTAGCATTATGATAAAAAGAAGAAAGATGAAAGGCGGAGCACGAGCGTGGACAAAGCGCATCGATCCTGTATTCCAGAAGTGGGTAAGACTAAGAGACACTAACAAAGATGGATATGGTAAATGCTGCAGTTGTAGCAAGCCTATACATTATAGTGAATCTAACTCAGGACACTTTCAGCCTCGCCAGTACAAAAATACTAGGTGGCATGAAGAAAATGTCAACCTTCAATGTATTTATTGTAACCAATGGGAAGCTGGAGCTCAATATGCTTATGCTAAGTTCTTAGGGTTTGAGAAAGCTGATGAGTTGGAA